GAAGGGGCTCAACAGCGCTCGCATCCTCGACGCTGAAATACGCTCCAGGCTTGATTCGCTGGCGTATGTCACGGCGCCGATGATGGGCATGGACGCCACGCGCGTGCCGCGCGGCATGAAGCTCACCGTGCAGCCCGGCAAGACGATTCTGACGTCCGGCCCGCCAGGCGAGGCCCTGTACCCGTTCAAATTCGGGCAACTTGACCCTAACCACTTCCAAAATGCACAAGCTCTACAAGCAATGGTTCAGCAAGCTACAGGCTCTGTGGACGCAACTGCGCTCGCGGCTGGCATCGGAGATGCGCGAAGTGGGGCGGTGTCCATGGCATTGGCGCCAGTCATCAAACGGTACAAGCGCACCATGGTGCACTTTCTTGACCTGTTCCTCATGCCCGCGCTCGAAAAGATCACCAACCGGAACATGCAGTTCAATTCCGAGCGGTACCCGACCGTCGCGCTGAAGTTCAAAGCGGCGTCGACGATGGGCATCATGCAGCGCGAATACGAGTCCTCGCAGTTGACGGCGCTGCTCGCCACGATGGAGCCAAATACGCCGCCGCATCGCGCGGTGCTGCTCGGGATCATCGGCAATAGCTCGATCCCAAACCGCGAAGAGATCATGAAGATGGTGCGCGACGAAGATGGCCGTCAGGCCATGGCCGCGGATCAGGCACTCGCCGCGCAGTCCGACCCGGCGATGCAGCAGATGCAGGCGCACGCCGCGCAACTCGCGATAGCGAAAGAGCAGGCCGCGATCGAGAAGCTGCAGAGCGAGACGCTGCTGAACACCGTGAAAGCCGAGGAAGCGAAGAACTCGTCCGAACTCGAAATGATGCAGCTTGCCACGAAGGGCATCTATGGCCTGCCAGCGGAGCAGCAAGCCGCCGAGTTCGACAACCGCATCAAGATGGCGCAAGTCGTACTGCAAGGCGAGCAAATCAAAGAGAAAGCCGCCGATCGCGACTCCAACGAGCGCATCACCGTGATGCAGATGAGTCAGTCCGCGGCCGAGAAGCAGCGCGACCGCGAGCACAAGGAGCGCCTTGAAGAGCGCAAATTGGCGATAGCCGCACGCAAAGCCGCAAAACAGCCGAGTAAGTAATGGCGATCACCGTTCGCCACCGCACGGTGCAAGGTATCCGGCCGGGCAGCGCCGAGCGCATCCTCGAAGCCGAGTGGAATCAAGAGCACATCGTCGAGGGCGAAGGCGGCGAGGGCGGGGGCGTTGACGACGGCGATAAGGGCGACATCACCGTCAGCGACGGGGCCACGGTCTGGACGATCGACAACAACGCGGTCACGACCGCAAAGATCATCGACAGCGCCGTCACGCTCGCGAAGATGGCAAACATTAACGCCTCGCGTGTGCTTGGGCGCCAGTCCAGTTCTGCAGGTGCTCCGCAAGAGTTGACGGTTGCGGGCGGCATAACGATCTCGGGGACGGAAGTTCGCTCGCCGGCCTTCACTGCATCGGCAACCGCGCCTGTCAGTCCCGTAGTGGGCGACGAGTGGGTGGATACCGACACCGGCATTCTCTACACGTACTACAACGATGGTAGCTCGTCGCAGTGGGTGGAGTTCTAGATGGCGATCAACTTTCCGACTTCGCCCGCAGTCAGCGACACCTACCAAGTCGACGCCGTTGGGCGTATCTGGAAGTGGAACGGTTCGGGGTGGGAACAGTTTCTCAACTTCGGCCAGATCGGCCTTGCGTTCGTGCCTATTTATGTGCTGATTGAAGAAACGATAGGAGAACTACCGGGCGAAACACTAGCAAACGGAGCATGGGGTTTGGTTGATTACGTATGAGCGCGACACTTACTTGGTACAACAGCGGCAACGGCACAAAGACCGGCACGGCCATCGGCAACCTGTTTGCCGATATGGTCACGCTCATCAACGCGGTCGACGTGGGCGCCGATTTTTCATGGGAGCACGCGGGCAGCAACACCGGCTCGACTCCGTACTACATCGTGCTCAAGCCGAAGTCGGGCGCAGCGGGGCGCATTCTTATCGTTGCTTGGTCTTCGGCCCCGGCCGGGAATAACGCCGCAATACTGGACACTACGCCCCAAAGCAACCAACTCTACATCGCGTACTTCCCGAGTGGGAACGTGAACACCGCGAGCAACCTCACGGCGTCGAGCGGCACGATCATGGGGGACGACACCGACTGTACGAAAGTCGCCACGGGGCCAACGGTATCCGCTGCATACGGGGCTAATTTTCAGGCGTACTACTTCGATAGCGCAGAGGCATGTGTCTTCGGTTTTGCAAATCCCGCCTCAGCCGGTAGTGGCCTAGGGTTAATGGCGGCGGGCAACATACTTATAGACGCTGCGGACACCGCGTATGTGGGCGCCCTGGGGTTTGTTGGTAACCCATTAAACAACTTCGGAACATCAACGGCCGTTTGTACGTGGCAGGCGCCGGCTATCAACGCGGGGGCCAATACCGCGGGGATAAGAACCAACTACGGCTCCTCTAATCGGATTTACTTTCAGGCGTGGACGGCATCCGGCGCATGGGGGTCCAGTGCGGTCGGGTCAACAGACATCTTAACCAGTACCGCGGTCAATAAAGCTTGGTTCGTCCCTTTTCCGTTACTAGGGCAGACCAAAGGCGAAGGTTTCATTCTCAAGCTACGTCAGATCGCAATCGGGCCGGGCACAGTAGGGCCGTTCACCGCTTACAACACGACGGGCCCTGTGGTGCAGGCGCGGCAGTTTTCCAACACTACGGGCGGCGGTAATGGTTTCCCATGGGTACTCAATTTCAAAATCTAATAACAAATGGACCGCGAACTGCAGACCTACTACGAAGAAGTCATCGCAACGACCAACACGCCCGGCTGGGCCCACCTGGTCGAAGACGCAATCAGCGACCGCACGATGATCAACAGCGTGCCGCACATCAAAGACGCACAGCACCTTTTCACGACGCAGGGCCGGATTCGCGAGCTTGATGCGTTCATCGCGTTCAAGGACACGGTTCGCCAGGGCTACGAAAAGCTCCTAGCCGAGAAGGCCGAGACATTTGACGAAGGCGACGAGCCCAACGAAGCGGAGATAGTGTGAAGGTATACGACTTCGAGTGCAGTAAAGGTCACATCACCGAGAAGTTCTGTCACGGCCGCGGCGAGTTGCTCGGCGCGTGCGACACCTGTGGCGAAACGCTCACACATTACATGAGAATTGTCAGCGCCCCTCGCTTCACCCTGGAAGGGTGGAGTGGTGCCTTCCCTGGCGCCGCGATGAAGTGGGAGCAGCAGCACGAGAAAGCACACCGCGACTCCGTGCTCAGTGGCGAAACAACCATTTAGTTTCAAACGCGATAACCGGCATCCCGCCGGCCGCGCAGCAGTAAGCATCTAACGCCCCGGAAGGACAAGCGAACATGCCAGCAGTCATTGTGTCAGAAGAACAGGACGAAAATCCCCCCAGTATCGATAGTACTGCAACACCCGCCTCGACGCAAGCCGAAGCACCCACGCCCGAGCCCACACCGCCACCGCCTCCGAGCGTCCCCGAAAAATTCGCGGGAAAAACGACGGAGCAGTTGATCGCGATGTATGCCGACCTTGAAAAAGTCACCGGCAGGCAAGGACAGGAACTCGGCGAGCTTCGCAGCACGCACGACCAGTACATCAGGACCGCCCTGGAAGCCGCGCAACGAAAGCCGGCACCAAGCAATACGGAAACAGCAGACGACGACACAGAATTTTTCGTCAACCCCAAGGCCGCGATTGAAAAGGCCGTGGCGAATCACCCGCTAGTCAAAGAGTTAAACAGTAAGCAGCAGCAGACTCAACAGGAGCGTGCAGCGGCCGCGTTCGAGGCTAAACACCCCGACGCGCCGGAGCTTGTTCATGATCCCGAGTTTCGCGCGTGGATAGATGCGAGCCCCGCTCGCCGTGCACGCCTGCTAGCTGCTAACAACAACTACGACTTCGAAGCCGCGGATGACCTATTCGGCACGTACAAAGAGATCAAGGCCGCAAAGACGGCAGCAGCCCCGGCACCAGCACCGAAGCAGGACACCTCCGCAGCTAAAGCCGCGGCCCTGACCGCGGGCAAGGTGCCCGGCGGCAACGCATCGCCTACGGGGGCACCGACGGGAAAGATTTTCTACCGCGCTGATCTAGCGCGCCTGCGGAACACGGACCCCGAGCGGTATCACGAAATGGGCGAAGAAATTCTGCTTGCGTACAAAGAGAAGCGCGTCAAGTAGCTCTGCTGTTTCCGAAAAGAGTTCTCTAACCCTCAACCTTTTCGGAGTTATTTATGGCTTACGCTGACGACAACGTCATCAAGTCTCAAGTAGCAACGATGGAACTCATTCCAGAAATCTGGAGTGATGAAATCGTTGCTGCCTTCAAAGCGTCGCTGGTTCTTGCGCCGCTCGTTAAAAACATGAGTGTGGTTGGTCAGAAGGGCGACATCGTCCGTCTGCCGGTCGTTACTCGTGGATCAGCAGTCGCGAAATCGGCTGACACGCGCGTCACCACGATCGTTGGTGCGGGTACTGGCCTCTCGGTCAACCTGGACCAGCATTGGCACTATGCGCGTTTGATCGAAGACATCGCAACCAAGCAAGCGAACAGCGCGCTGCGTTCTTTCTACACGGACGACGCGGGTTACTCGCTCGGCGTGGCGATCGACACGTACGTGGGTGATCGTTTCGTAACGCTTAACGGCGGAACGGCCGATGACAACTGGGATGCAGCCTACATCGGCTCGAACGGCACCACGCTGTTCACCGACGCCGCGGACAACTCAGCCGCCCTTACAGACGCAGCCATCCGCCGGACAATCCAACGTCTGGACGACGCGAACGCGCCCCAAACGGGCCGTAAGCTGGTGGTTCCCCCGTCAACCCGCAACACGCTGATGGGCCTGGCCCGCTTTACCGAGCAAGCATTCGTCGGTGAGTCAGGTTCGAGCAACACGATCCGCAACGGTCGCCTGGGCAACGTTTACGGCGTGGACATTTTCGTGTCCAGCAACCTGCCGTCACCGGACACCGCCACGACCGTCAAGATGGCTCTTATGTTCCACACGGAAGCCGTCGTGTTGTGCATGCAGATGAAACCGCGTATCCAAACGCAGTACCAGTTGGACTCGTTGGCCGACCTGTTGGTCGCCGACACCATCTTCGGTGCGGGCGAAATGCGCGACAACGCTGGTTACGCCCTAGCAGTTCCGGGTTAATCCAGTAACTGAAAAAGTAGCGGCCCCTTCGGGGGCTGCTTCTCGGACAGAAACCGTTTTCAGGAGAAACAAATGGCAGCAGCATCAGCAATCACCGTCAAGCAGGGCCGCCAGCAATTCGGCAGCCTGTTTAACGAAATCTTTGGAGTCAGCTTCACGCTCGACCCCGCCTCCCTGGCCGATGCAGTCGGCGAGACGAACACCATTGCAGTGCCCGGCGTCGCCCTCGGCGACATCGTGCTCGGCTTTGCGTCCAGTCTTGACCTGCAGGACATCACGGTCACTGCGTACGTTCAAGCCGCTGACGCGGTCGAAATGCGCTTCCAGAACGAAGGCGCGGCAACTGTCAACTTGGCATCGTCCACCTGGAAGATGTTGATCGGTCGTCCGGGCTTCTAGTAACGGCTCGTAGGGCCGCCGCGAGGCCCTACACCAAATTCCAACCCCCGATCGAGATAAATGTACATCGCTCGCATGTTACAGAACCGGCAAGTCGGCTTCGTGTCATCTGGCACGGCTTGGTACGACTATGTCCCGGTAAAGGTCGCGGGGACTGTTAAAGACTCCTCAGACGCCGCTGGCTACATCGAAGCAACGAACGTCACCGGCGTTGGCGGCCGCACCGCAGCAGTGGGCCGCGAACTGTTCGGCTCGAAATTCGATTGGCTCGACATCGCGGCCACGCTAGCCGGCGCCGCTTTCGTTTGGCTGGTGTAGCCCTATTTTCACGCAGCAGTTGATGCGTCGCATCAACTACTGCACGTAAATCCGCAAACCCCAAAAGGACAATTTGTAATGTTGAACGACCGCTACTACTTCAAGTGCAAGCTAGGCAACCGCGTGATCTACAAGCCGGAGTACATGTTCGACGTCGAAGCGATGCGCAAGCATCCCGAGTACGACGAAGTTGACGCCAACGGCAACGATGTTGCCCCGCACGCATACGAACAAGTTCAGCGGCCCCTGATGCAACCGGCCGTCGACCCCGGCGTGAAGCCGGCAGTTAAAGCAAAAAGGAAGTAGTCAATGGCTCTGCAGCGCGGCAGTGGGGCCAGCGGCACCGGCAACCCACTGAACATCCCGGACGCGACCCCCGACGGCAACTTGTACGGGCGGAAGGATAACGCCTGGGTGGAAGCCAACGCTGCGGACACGACGGTTGCCGACGCGGGCGGGCTGCTGGCTGCGACCAACGTAGAAACCGCTCTTGCGGAGTTAGCGACCGATGCAGATAACCACTTGGCTGATACGACAGGCGCACATGCTGCTAGCGCGATTGCCTTTACGCCTGCAGGTACTGTTGCTGCGACCGATGTTCAAACGGCGATCAACGAGCTTGATACTGAAAAGGCGCCGCTAGCTTCACCGACGTTCACTGGCACACCGGCCGCGCCGACGGCTGCGGCGAGCACTGACACCACGCAGATAGCAACCACCGCGTTCGTGCAGGACGTGGTCGCTGCGGTAGTCACCGGCAAGAACGCGCTCATCAATGGCGACTTCGCCGTCGCGCAGCGCGGCACGTCGTTCACGTCGGCGACTACGCCGGCGAACAGCGACGACACCTACTTGCTCGACCGCTGGACGTTGCTGTCCGACGGCAACGACGTCGTCGACGTTACGCAGAGCACTACGGTCCCGACCGCCCCCGGCGCGCTCACCAGCATCGCGCTCGACGTCGAGACGGTCAACAAGAAGTTCGGGATCATCCAGTTCATCGAGCAGAAAAACTGCAACGGTCTGATCGGTGCGACTTGCACGCTGTCGTTCAAGATGAAAGTGTCGGCGACCACCAAGCTCGACAACATTAAAGCCGCGATCATCGCGTGGGACGGCACCGCCGACACCGTGACGAGCGACGTAGTGAGTGCGTGGAACGCCGAAGACACGAACCCGACGCTCGTTGCCAACTGGACGTACGAGAACACACCGGTCAATCTAGTCCCGACCACGTCGTTCGCGACGTACTCGGTGAGCGCGGCGGTCGACACGGCCTCGGCCAAGAACATCGCCGTGATGATCTGGTCCGACGTGACCGACACCACGCTCGGCGACTTCGTCTACATCACCGATGTGCAGTTCGAAGTGGGCGCGGCGGCGACGTCGTTCGAGCGTCTCTCGTTCGATCGAGTGGTAGAAAAGTGCGAGCGGTACTTCGAAAAGACGTATGACCTCGCCACCGCTCCGGGCACCGTCACCGACGCCGGGAAAATACGCCACAGTGACCCAATCTCAGGCGGGCAGTTCTACAACCAGTTCTCTGTAAGAAAGCGCGCCACCCCAACTGTAGTGTTATATAGCCCTGCTACAGGGGCCTCTGCAAATTATAGAGACGAAACTTCCGCACTGGACATCGCGGCCAGTGCTACGTTCGTTGGCGAGCGTGGTTTTAACCATGCGTGCGGCAGCCACGGAGCCGCCGATGAAACAGTTGCATGGCATTACACCGCGGTCGCGGAACTGTAGCCATGAGCGAATACAACCCCCGTGAGTTCGGTCGACTGGAAGAAAAAGTCGAGAACATCGAAAAGACCCTCGTCAACAACACGAAGAAGCTTGACGAGATTCACGAGTTCGTCACTAAGCAGAAGGGCGCGGTTCACGTGCTGCTGATGCTCGTTACAGCGGTTTCAGCCTTCGTCGGTTGGGCCGTGTCGTATTTCACGAAGTAACAACCCCCGGAGGTGGCAGTGAAGAAGTTGTTGGTAGCGTTCGCTCTCGCCGGTACGCCGGGTTGTGCCACCCCTACGCCTGCACAACTCGCGCCCGCCATGGTCGCGAGCACCGTCGCGCTGTCGGACTCCGAGGGCGAGGTGCTCTGCTCCGGCGTAGCGATTTCACCGACGCAAGTGATGACGGCGGCGCACTGCTTGAGCGGGCCTGCGGTCCATGTGTTTGACGAAGCCGACAGCACTGTTCGCGCCGCTACGGTAGTGTGGTCTAACGTGCCGCGCGACGTTGCGGTTCTAGAAGTAACGGGTGCGAACTTTACGCCGGCTCACTTCGGCGACTCAGCCACCGTGCAACGCGGCGATCGCGTGTTCACCGTGGGTAACTCATACGGCGATTTATTGTTCTCCTTCACTGTGGGTTACGTGTCCTACGTCGGCCGCACACTCCCGGCATCCATCGGTGCCGCCGGCAAGTTCATCCAGTACAGCACAGAGGCTCGCCCCGGCAACTCCGGCGGGCCGGTCTTCAACGAAGCCGGCGAAGTGATCGCTATCCTGGTGCGCGGCGACAATTCCGGCGGCATCATCTTCGCCGTCCCCATCAACGAGGCAAAACCCGCATGAACCCGCTACTCCTTGGTCCTATCTTCGAGATCGGCAGATCGCTGATCGAGCGCTTCCTGCCCGATCCTGCTGCCAAAGCCGCGGCGGAAATGGAGTTCTTGAAGATGGCCGCTGAGGGCGAACTCAAGCAGGTCATTGCGCAACTTGAGATCAACGCCAGGGAAGCGCAGCACCCGAGCATCTTCGTAGCCGGCTGGCGCCCGTTCTTCGGGTGGGCCGGCGGCGTCGGTTTCGTCTACGCCGTGATGCTGCAACCGTTACTCGCTTGGGTCGCCGTCATCAAGGGCGTGCCGGTGCCTCCTGAACTGAACCTTGACCTGTTGTGGGTAGTCGTCACCGGCATGCTCGGCATCGGCGGACTGCGCACCTTCGAAAAAGCTAAAAAGGTATCGAAATAATGGCATACGGCCGCACTTTCCTGCAGCTTGTGAACGACGTCTTGCGCGAACTGCGCGAGCCGGAAGTCGACGCCTGGAACGAGAACGAATACTCGACCATGGTCGGGTCGTTCATCAACTCGTGCAAGCGCGACGCCGAGAACGCATGGACGTGGAGCGACCTGCGCAACAGTTATGCGGTCACGACCGCGGACGGCACGATCACGTACGAACTGGAAGAAACAGACCAGCGCGCACAGATACTCGACGCCTGGAACACGACCACACAGGAAGAACTGCGCCTGAAGTCGTGGCGCTCGATGAACCGCGTGTACTTCGGCGCCGAGCCGGACCAAGAGGGTTACGTCACCCACTACGTTCCGAACGGTGTTGCGTCTGCCACGGGGGCTTCGCAGGTGGACCTGTGGCCGACGCCAAACAGCGTGCAGGACCTGATATTCAACGTTTACGCGCCGCAGCTTGATCTCGACGCCGATGCGGACGTGATGCTGGTGCCAAGCCGGCCCGTGGTCGAGGGCGCACTAGCGCGTGCGCGCTTCGAGCGCGGCGAAGACGGCGGCGTGAGCTTCGAAGGGCAGGCGCTCTTCATGGCGAAATCGCTCGGCGATCACATCGCGATCGAAGCCGGGCGCCACCCGGAGGATTTGCAGTGGGAGCCGTGCTGAAATGCCGGCTCCGCGTCTCCAGGGCGCGCCGCTCGGCGCTATAGGCTCGTCTGGTCAGAATTCACAGACGACAGACATTGATCTGCCGCCTAACTTCGGCACGGAAGTCGTCAACGCAATCATCGACCAGTCGGGCAAGCTCACCTCTCGCGCGTCGATGATTCGCGTCACGGCGGACAACGCGAACCTGACAACCACCGAGGCTGTAGAGCGCGTCTACCGGCACAACAAGGCCGACGGTACCAGTGTAATGATGTGTGCCGGCAACGGGCGCATCTTCTCCGCCACGGCCACGACGCTCACCTCACAGTCGAGCGGCCACACGACCGACGCCTGGCAGTTTGCCTCGCTCAACGGGCAGATTTTCGCGGCCCAGGTCGGCAAGACGATGCAGGTATACGACGATGACGGCGCCAGTGCGGCTACCGTAGTTGATCCCGCCGCGCCGATCGCGATTCACTCGGCATACGGCCGGTTGTGGGCGCTCAGTTCCGACGGATTCACGCTCGAATGGTCTGACCTGCTGGACGGTGACGACTTCGCCGCCGGCGACTCGGGTTCGCTCGACCTGGACCTGATGCACACGGTCGTGCGCTCCCCCGGCGTCGCAATCGTGTCGTTCAACCGCCAGATCATCGTGCTGTGTAAGCAGCAGATACTGGTCCTAGGCTTGGCTACCGACACCGACCCGAATAACACGACCACGCCGATCTACCTGGCGGACTCGATCTCCAACGTCGGCTGCATCGCACGCGACAGCGTTGTGCAAACGGGCGACGACATCATGTTCTTGTCTGCTGACGGCGTGCGCAGCCTGACACGCAGCTTGCAGGAGCGCGAAGGCCCGTCACCGATGCAGGAGACGTCGGCGCTGAACAAGAACGCCCTGGTGCGCATCATCGACACCGAAGTCGCGGCCAACATCACCGCATGCTGGCACCCGGGCGAGGCTTGGTATCAGTTGTTCCTGCCGTTGACGAAAGAAGTGTGGGTGTTCGACCTGTCCTCGCGGCTCGATAACGGCGTGCCGAAGACAGTCATCTGGCGCATGGGCACGCGCCCCGCGTACTGCGGCGCCTACTTCTCGAACGACCTGATGTTCTACGGCACCACGGGCGGGCTCGCGAACAACGACCTGTACGACACCGACGACAGCTACACGATGACGGTGGAGACAGGCTGGATGTCACTCGGCGACCCCAACAGTCTGAAGCACTTCAAAAAACTGATTTTGAGTTTGACCGGGGGCGGCGGGCAGAGCGCGACGGTCAAGTGGTACGTCGACTTCGACCTGAACAATGTGCGTACGCGCACCTTCACCCTGGAAACCGCAGCGGACCCCGACGAATACAACGTCGGCGAGTACAACATCGCGGAGTTTTCCAGTGGCCTCGGCACCGCGGAGTTCGGCATTCAACTATCCAACAGCGCGAAGTTCATCAAGCTGGAAATCAATCTGCCGGTATCGGCGTCCTTAGTGACGATCAACAACGCGCAACTCTTTCACCAAATGGGCAGGGTCAAAGCATGAGTGAGTATGTAAAGACAACGGACTTCGCATCTAAGGACGCACTCGCGCCCGGCCATGCGTCCAAGGTCGTCAAAGGCACCGAGATCGACGCCGAGTTTGAAGCGATCGAAACAGCCCTGGTGACGAAGCTCGATCACACGAGCGGCACGCTCACCAGTCCGACACTCGCCGGCACCGTCACCAACGGCGCGGTAACAGCGACGGCTGTTCCTACCGTTGCGACCAGTGGCGAAACGCTCGCCGCAGCGCACCGCGGCAAGTGCTTGATAAACGATGGCGCGGGAGGCATGACCGTGCCCAACAGCGTGTTCGCCGCAGGCGATGCGCTCTCCATCTACTGCAACGCGGCCACGGCGATCGCTATCGTGCAAGGCTCGGGCGTCACGCTGCGATGGGCCGGCACGACATTAACCGGCAGCCGCACACTCGCGGCACGTGGACTAGCGACTTTGCTCTTCGTGAGCGCATCCGAAGCCATCGTCAGCGGCGCGGGGCTGACGTAATGTTTTTGCCTCTGCTCGCACCGGGCGGCGTGCTTCTGCAAGGTAGCTTGACTGTCGGGCACAACTCGGGGGGCACGACCACGGTCACCGTTTCGCGCGGCTATGCGGCGTTCATCACCGACACACCCGGCTCGTTTAGCGCGACGTTCAACGCGCTGTCGAGCTTGACCGGCATCTATCAGTATTCACAGTCGGGCGCAGGATCGAACACCGGCATCGTCGTGCTCTGTTCGCAGCTCACCGGCGTTAGCACGATTTCCGTTTGGGAGCCCGACACGCAACTGTGGTACCCGCTCACATGGAACGGGTCGACCGGTTACGACAACGGCACCAGTGGCGACACATTCGGCTGGAACGCCGGCGACACTGGCACCGTTAAAACAATCATGGTCAGGGCGGGATGACGCTCGCACTCCTTGAGCCAACGTCTGAGGCGCTTACAAAGCGAGCAGACAGTCTCCCGTCAACCGACACAATCGCGCGGCGGGAGAAGATTTTCGCCTTACAGGACGCGCTGATGGCGGAGCCGGGCGCGATGCCGGGCGTGACGCACGTGTTCGCGCCTGACGCGATGTCCCGCACGATGGTGATACCGAAGGGTGTCGTGATCGTGGGCAAGATTCACAAGCACGCGCACCTGAACATCATCAGTTATGGGCACGTCATGGTCTACACAGAGCAAGACGGCTTGCTCGAACTGCGCGGCCCGATCGAGTTCACATCGAAGCCCGGCACGAAGCGCGCGGTACTGGCACTGGAAGAGACGCGCTGGACGACCGTCCACGTAACCACAGAAACCGATCTCGATAAAGTCGAAGACTACGTGATCGCAAAGTCGTACGAAGAGTACGAGCAATTCAGGCTGGAAGCCACACAACCACAGAAGGTACTCACATGACATGGGGCGCAGTAGCGGGTGCAGCAATCGGAGTCGCGGGCGGAATGCTCTCCGGCTCGAAGGCGCGCAAGGCGCAGGGGCAGCAGGAATTGCGCCGGAACGAAGCCGCAATGGATAACCTGATGTGGGAGCAGGGCCGCTCGGACATGATGCGCGGCTACGCCGATCAATACGGCGACTACGCGCAGCGCCCGACGTCCTCGACCAGCGGTTACGGCACGTCGTTCATCGACCCGACCACGGGGCAAACGCGCTTCGACCTTAACAGCGACTACGCCGGCATGCGCGGCCAGATGTTCAGCGGCGCCAACAAAGCCTTCGGCCTGGCTGGTGACTTCGACCCGAAGGCGCACGCCGCGGAGCGCTACGCCGCTGCGCAGGGCCTGCTCGCCGAAGGCGATGCGCAGGCGCAGTCGGGACTGATGATGGACCTGTACAACAAGGGCGGGTTCGGGTTGCGGACCAATCAAAAGGGCAACCCCTACGTCGCCGACTTCCAGGACTCTGTGAACGATCGCAACGCGAAGATGAGTTACAACTCGCTGCGCGAGGGCGAGTCGTACCTCGACAACTTAATTAACCGCGGCACCGGACTGTTCAACTCGGCCAGGGGCATCGACGCCCTCGGCGCGAGCAGCATGCAGGACGCGATGAA